CTACTTTTGCGTACATATTGATCTCCTTTTATTATATTTTGTATTTGTTGTCCATATCTATTTATTTAGCCGTTACTGGCACCGCTGTCCCAGAATTATTGGCCACAAATGGTGCTTCTGCGAAAGCCATGTAGATATATGTTCCACCTGAAGCATTTGTTCCACCACCAGTGTATCTATGTTTTATTCCATTAGATAAAAAATCACACCAATCTATTGATGTATTTTCAGCACTTTCACTTTCAGCTTCTATTCTTCTTTCAATAACATTATCAACATCTCTTTTGTTATCAAAAAGATGCCAACCATCTGAACTATCTGCTCTTTTTATAATTACAAAAGCAGGTTTAAATCCTGTATAAACAAATGTTCCATCAGAATTTCCATTTCCTATGTAGCTCCCAAATTTTGAGTAGCCTTTTTTTTGTGTCCAAGCATAACAAATAAAATCTTCACCATTATCATTAGTACAACCAGTAGAATTATCTAAATAAATTAAAGATGCTGTTGGGTCTTGACTTAATCCTAAAGCATTTGAAGTTTCTGCCCCTGTTTCTGAAAGAACCATTCTTTTGCTGTATGGGTCAGAAGCAGTCATTTTTTGATGATAAACTCTCCATGCTTGACTTACATCAAGATTTTTAATCATAATCCAATCAGGAATTGCACCAAGTCCATGTCCAAAAGTTAAATTTGACCCTGTCCCTGTATATTTTGAAATAGAAAATCCAGCAGTAGTATTTACAGAAACAGTTGAAGTTACACTTCCATCTGTATTTGATGAACCTGCTCCATTTGCCTTCCAATTCCAGCCAACATAATTTGTACTGCTTCCATTATATCTTGTATTGTTTCCTAAAGAATAACCATCACTATCAAAAGAAGTTAAACCATCTGAAAATGTTGCTGTATCATTTCTATTTGAAGAAACAGCTTTTGTTGCTCCTCTTACAGCATCAACTATTTGATGATCATTACCACCACTTCTATCTTTAATCCATGTAAAGTCAGGTTGAAAACCAACTCCTGTAATTGATTGAGTAGAACCATTACCTGTGTGGAGCTTAGTATTAAAATAATCTGTTGGTTTTACAATCGAACTATAAGCCATAATTTTTATCCATAAGTATTTAGGTTAGATGTATTTAACGCATAATATCCCGAAGGTACAGAATATTCAAAGTTTCCATGACCGTTAGCGTCACTGTTTCCTGATGAGATTGAAAAAGGTGGATTTCCAAAGTTTACTAAATATGTTGCAGTTGTTGATGATCCAGCATCTCCTAAGCTTAAAAACCATTCTCTATCTGTTGCAGTTAAAGATATTGCACCTGTTCCTGTTGAACCTGAAGTCGGAACACCTGAATTTTGAAATGTACCATTTTTTGAAAAGTAAATTTTATTATTATCCAAATCTATTGCTATACCTATAATATCTCCAGCCGCATAAGTATTTCCATAAGATGAGTCAGTTGCACCATCTACAACTTTATTGCCATTTCCACCATAATATCCTACTGATGGATTTGAGGTTAATTGACCAAAATGTCTGTTTTGTCTTGCTTCTTCAAAAATATTTGTACTCATACCTATTACTCCTTGACCTGATGTACTTTCTGCATCTAACTCTACCTCTAAATACCATTTTCCAGTTGTAACTCCTATATTACCAGAGCCACCAAAATAATTATCAGCAGAAGATACTACTTTTAAATTACCCTCTGAATATGTAGGATTAGCACCTGTACCAACATTGTTTAAAGAATTTAATGTTGCAAAATTCTCTACACAAGTATCAGTCATTTGATCTGTACTTGCTATATTAGTTACAGTAAAATTATTACCCAATCCTGATGCATCCTTACCTAGATTTGAACTGTCTTTAAAATCAAGATAGAATGAATTGGTCCCCGCAGAAGAAAACGCACCTATCTTTTTAGGCTTCCATATTCCTGTTGTAGAATCAGTTTCACCAAAACTAGAGGGTGTTAGTGCTTGATTATCTATAAAAACCATCTCTGCCATATACCCTTTCCATTGCTCGTCAGCGTTTCTTGCTCCTAAATTAAAAGTTGCTGAAGAACTACTTAACTCTAAATCTTGACTTGATGTTGGATAATTAGCAGTTTTAAAATCTGTGAGTCTAGTGCCATTAACATACATTTGAATTCTGTCTGCTTCTGTTCCATTTGTTGTATCGAATATCACATGAAAATGATACCACGCAGATCGATCTCTAAAATATGCATTTGTTTGAACATCATTAGATGTTGAACCACCGTCATAATGAAATACTCTAAATTGACCACTATTGAAATATATCTCAACATAATTGTTAGCGTCTATGTATGATGTCCATAATACTTTATCTGGAAGTGCACTAGTTTTAGCCCAAACGGAAAAAGTAGCTGTGGTTCCGCTACCGGCAGTTGATATACTTCTTTGTCCATAACCAGTGCCATCAAACAAACATGAGTTATCTATATTCTGAGGACCTGTTGGCCACTGACTGTTGTTGACAAAATTAAAAAGATCATTCATTCTCCACACACCACTTGCGACCCCTTTAAATAGTCCTCCGACTGGTGTGTTTGCTGGTCCGATTATTCCTCCATTTTTTCTAGACATTATCTTGCCGTCCCCGCTGCTTTGGTTCCTGTTGTAACAAATGGGTTTTCTGCGAAAGCCATGTAGAGGTATGTTGAGCCAGAACCATTACCATCTGTTCCTGTATTTCTTAATTTAAAACCATTAGATAATATATCCGCATCAGTTTCATCTTGTTCTGTATTATTTGAATTTGGATATATTGTGTGGTTTTCATCATTAAAACCTAATCTTTTGTTATCTAATAATTGCCAATTACCTGTACCACTACTTCTTTTAAAAATGATAAATGCTGGTTTAAATCCTGTATAAACGAATGTTCCATCTGAACTTCCATTCCCTGTGTAGCTTCCGAATTTGCTGTAGCCTTTTTTCTCTGAAAAACAGTAGGCAATAAATGTTCCACTACTTGCATTAGTATTATCATTATTTGAAATACCAAAAGTACTGCTTGTCATTCCTGATATGTACCAATAATTTTGATAAGATGACCCACCTGCCCAAGCATCTGTAATATCTAAAAAAGCAACACCATTTCCAAGTGCTTTTGAGTAAGTCGGCCAGTTTCTAGTTGTGTTACGCTGTTTAACTATAATAAAATCTGGTATTGCACCCAAACCATGTCCTATAGTTTGGTTTGTGGAACCATTTCCTGTATAAGACACAACACTAAATCCACTCGTAGTATTCGCAGAAACATTTGAGGTTATATCTCCATCAGAGTTTGATGATGCAGAGCCACCAGCTAACCAATTCCATGAAGCAAAAGTATAAGCATTAGTATTATAACTAGCACCATTAAAAGTAAAACCATCACTATCAAAAGAATTTAAGCCATTTGTTAATGTAGATTCTGCACCAGTACCATTAGTTGTTATTTCTTTTTGTGGTCCTCTTACACTATCAAAAGAACCCCTATTATATCCATTATTTCGTGAAGTAGTCCATACCCAATCAGGTTGAAATCCAACACCTGTAATTGATTGTGTTGAACCATTACCTGTATAAAGAACAGTATTAAAAAACAATCCTGGGTTATCTATAGTTGTATAAGCCATTATCCATTCTCCGCTAGGTTTTTAGTACATAGTGCAAAATACCCTGATGGCACTGCATATTCAAAATTACCAAATCCATTTGCATCTGTGTTACCTGATGAGATTGAAAAAGATGGAGAACCAAAATTACATTCAATAGTAGGTTGATTTGCTCCAGAATCTCCAACTTCAAAATGATAAACTCCAGTTCCATTTGATGCTGCTGCAGTAATACTTTTCCCACCTGTGCCATTAGCTGGATCTCCAGATGCTTGATAACTTCCATTTATATGAAAATAAATTTTGTTATTATCTAAATCTAAAGCACACCCAAGAATATCATTATTAGATATTGCACTATATCCTGTAGATTCTCCTGAACCATTATTATATAGTCTCCCATCAAAATAATAAGAATAATCGTATGCATTATTACCAGAATATTGATCTGCAACCCCATTACCAATTCCAGCAGTTCCTGAATCAGAAGAAACATATTTAAATTCGGCGTACCATTTACCTTGAGATACTGCCATCGTAGAAAAATAATATGGATACGGAGATCCACCTTGAGTGCTTACAAATTTAAGATTACCCTCTGATAAGGCAGTGTTTGAAGTGCCAGCAGTACCAAAATGTAAAGGATTTAATGTTGCAAAATTATTGCTACACGTATCAGTAGACTGATCAATAGATGTTAAATTATTGACACTAAAGTTATTAGAGTTTCCTG